GAAATGGCTGCGCGAGACCGACGACGTCGTCCGCGTCGTGACGCAGCTGCGCGCCGAATTGAACGAGCGCCTTCATCCCACCGCGACCCCCGCGGCGGCCGAGTAGCGAAAGGAACGACATGGCACCGAGGAAGATACGAGCTGACCGCGACGCCGCCGAGACCGGCAAGAAGACAGCCCGCGCGAAGGCCGAGAAGGCGTTCAAGGCCCCCAAAGCTGCAGCCCCAGCGAGCGAAGAGGGCAAGGCCCTGAAATCCACCGTGATGGACCTCGGCCTCCCCGAGAAGCGTGACTTTGCCCACTACCTGAAGGGCCTGAAGGGCCTGAAGGAAAAGCAGTCGCAGATCACCGGCTTGATCGGCACCCACAAGAAGCGGGCGAAAGAAGCGAACGTCGATCCCGCTTCGCTTGAGCTCGCGATCAAGTGGGAAAAGGCCGACCCGATGGAGTTCCGCCGTTGGCTGGGCGGCGTGCTGCGCGCCTGCGAGGTGAACGGCATGGACGTGCCCGAGCTCGCCTTCAACGACGAGAGCGGCCTCACCGCCGAGGAGAAGGCTTTCCAGGACGGCCACCGCGCCGGCGTCGGCGGCAAGAGCTTCACCGACAACCCGCATGATCCCGGCAGCGCCGGCAACGCGCAATGGGAAGAAGGCCGGATGCGCGGCCAGGCCGAACTGCTGGGGCAGGGCACCCTCCCGCAGGCGCCGCTCCCGGGCACCGATGCGCTCGAGGATGCGCTCGACGCTGAAGACGAGCAGCCGGTTCCCGAAGCCGCCGAAGATGGCGACGGCGAGTCCTGGCCTGATGATGAGCAGATCGCGGCGACGTCTCCCGCCGCCGGCGCTGCGGTCGCCGCGGGCATCGGCACACACTGATGCGCATCCTCGCCATAGATCAGGCGACGCGATCTGGCTGGGCGCTCGGTGAAGACCACCGGGCGCCGCAGTACGGGACGTTCACCCTGCCGTCATGCGGCGAAAACTATGGCGCGTTTGCCGCTGAGTATTGGCGCTGGCTGGCGGGCCGACTCGTCCGCCACGAGCCGAAGCTGGTCGTCTACGAGAAGCCGATCCACAAGCCGACCGACACCCTGCACACGGCCCGGCTGCTCTACAGCCTTGCGACGGTGATCGACATGGTCTGCCTGACCAAGGGCGTTCGGGTTGAGGTCTATGGAGAGGGCGAGGTCCGCACGAACTTCGTCGGGCCGCTGCACCGCAAGCGCTTCCCCGGCCGCGACAACATCAAGCGCGCGGTCATAGCCGAGTGCCGGGCGCGCGGCTGGAACCCGAACGGCGACGACGATGCCGACGCGCTCGCGCTGCTCGACCTCGCGCGGGTCAAGCACATGCCCGGTTACAGAAGCCGGACGCACCTGGGCCTGGGCTGCGCAGCCACGGCCGCCATCGCGGGGGCGGCGGCATGACCGGCCGCATCCCCGGCGTCCCCGAAGACTGGGCGACCGCCTGCACCAAGGCCCAGGACGAGGTCGCCCGCCTCGGGACGATCATCGTCAACGCCCACAAAGCCATGGTCGAAGGCCGCCGCGGCGACGCGCTCAAGATGCTGAAGCACGCGTTCCCGCAGCATCCGGTGGCCGGCGGGCCGATGGGACGACCCACAGGCGGGGGCAGGGTGGCATGAGCGACGCCCTCGACACTGCCGAGCCCATCGCCAAGCAGGCCCACGTCTGGGCGCGTGACCCGCACGATTGGTATGTCGAGCCCGAAAGCGCGACCGACGCGCTCTGCACCGTCGAGCGCTTCGTCGGCGGGATCCTCGACCCGGCTTGCGGCGGCGGCAACATCGTCCGTGCGCTGCGCCGGGCTGGCTATGATGAGGCCTTCGGCTCCGACATCAAACGCCGCGTGGCGGACGACCAGGACTGGTTCCTCGGGGTGCAGGATTTCTGCGCCGCCCACTGGGTTCAAGAACCCAACATCGTAATGAACCCACCCTTCTTCCGGGCCCGCGGCGCCGAGTCCTTCATCCGCAAGGCGCTCGACGTCGCCCGGGGCAAGGTCTGCGCCTTCGTCGATATCCGCTTCCTGGCGGGAGACGACCGCGCCGCCGGTCTCTACGCCGAGCACCCGCCGCACCGGGTCTGGATCATAACCCCGCGCGTCTCGTGCCCGCCTGGCGCCTACCTCGAGGCTGGCGGCAAGGCAGGCAACGGGTCCTCCGACTGGTGCTGGCTGGTCTGGGACAAGACGGCCCGGCCCACCGGCACACAAATCGGCTGGCTGCGGAGGAACGCATGAGCCGCGAGTCCGTGGATAGCGCGATCCACCGCCACGCCGCCCGCGGCATGTACCGCGCCCAGCTCGTGATGACCTACGGCCGCGACGCCGTGCTTCGCGTCCTGGGCAGTGAGGAGCCACCGCCGAAGGTCGCCGAGCCGGTAGCCCGCGCGCCGTTCCATGACCGGCTCGTCGCCGCCCGCATGGCGAAGAAGCATGGCCGCCCCAAGGCGTGCGTAATCATCGGCATCAATGAGATGACGATGGTCGACTACGAGGCCGCACTGAAGATCCCCAAGCGGCCTGAGATCATCGCCGCGATAGCCGCCTATATGGACGAGCCTGTTGCGTCCCTGACCGCCGAAATCGCCGTCCTCCGCGCCGCCAACGACAAGCGCGTCGCGGAGAAGCGGCTGCGAAGATTCACGAAGGTGTCCGGATGAACGCGCAGCCCATCAGCTATCGCGACGTGATCCGCGGCTGCGCCGAATACGCCGGCGTGCCCGTCGAGGCGATCACCGGCCCCCAAAGGAGCCGCGTCATCACCGCCGCCCGGCAGGCCGGCTACAGCGTCCTGCGCTCCACCGGCCTGAGCTACCCCCGCATCGGGCACCGATTCAACCGCGACCACACGACCATCATGTACGGCGTGCAGCGGGCAGACCCGCTCATCGTCCAGGCGGTCGCGCGCATCGCCGACCGGCTCGCCCAGGAGCGCGCGATTTCCGAAACCCCACTTTTCTCGAGGGCTGCGTGATGGCTAGGCCAAGCAATAGCGTCGAGACCTACATGCCGCTGGTGATCGAGAAGTATCACGGCGACACGACGCACCTGACCACCATCCAGCACGGCGCCTACCTGCTTCTCTTGATGGCGTACTGGCGGCGAGGTGGCCCGCTCCCCTGCGACGATTCCCGCCTGGCGGCGATCGCCCGCATGACGCCACAGGAATGGAAACGGCAACGTCCGATCATCGCCGAGTTCTTCGACGAGCGGGACGGCCTCTGGTTTCAGAAGCGGGCCGAGCTGGAACTGGACCGCGCCCGGAAGAAGAGCGAAGCGGCTGCGGAAAGCGCTCGGGCAAGATGGGAGCGCAATGCGGGCGCAGATGCGAACGCATCAAAAGCGCATACGGAACCCGATGCGGATCGCATGCGAACGCATAGCGGGCGCAATGCTCCACCATCCTCCATCCCAGTAGATGCTGACGCATCTCCTGGAGAGCGCACGGCCGAGAAGCCGAAATCTCGGCGCTCTGCCGCGAACCATCCGCTCCCGAGCGACTGGGAGCCCAACACCGAGCACATCCGAAAAGCCGCCGAACTCGGCCTCGATTGCGCCCGAGAGGCCGAGCGGATGCGGAACTGGGCGCTTGCCGGAGGGGCGAGATGCGCCAGCTGGGACGCGCGATTCCACAATTGGTTGTTCAGGGCGGTGGAGATCAACAATGGGCACGGTAACAATCCCGGACAGCATGGGCGACCTGCTCGCTCCGGCCGCACACAGCGGGACATCCAGCTTGCCGCGGCACTTGGCAGCTGCCGCGACGAAGGCAGCGGAGCAGCCCTACGGGACGCGGATTATCGCGAGCGAAGCGACGATCAGCGAGGCGAGGTCGAGCCTGCCCGCGTTGCGTGAAAAGCTGCGGCCCTCGGGCGACAAGAACCGCATCGCGATCCTCTTCGCCCTGGCCGATGTCGTCGGAAAGCCGGACGTCCTGCGCAACGGCGACGCGAAGGCCCAGGCGATCTTCTGGATGGCGTACCACGCCGACCTCGGGCACCTGCCGGCCGCCGTCCTCAGCCGGGCCTGCGCTGCGTGGCGCCGATCGGGCGAGGCGTGGTTCCCCACGACCGGCCAGCTGCTTAACCTCGCCAAGCGCGACGATGACTGGCGGCACGAGATGACGCTCCTCGCCGGCCTCGAGCGGCTTTCGAAGGCGCGCTCCGACGAGCCCTTCCGCGACATGACCGACGAGGAGCGGGCGGAGATTTCGCGTCGCATCGCCGCCCTTCGCCAGCGTCCCGGAGCCCCGATTCCCGACGGCCCAGGGGACGACGAGCGCAACACAGCGGCGCTGGAGCGCATCAAACAAGCCGCCGCGCGCAACCGGCGGCAGGCAGCGGCGTAGGGGGACGGCATGGGCACCGAGGGGCAGGACAAGCCGCCGAAGCCGGCACGCGCCGTGCTGACGGTCGGCGATCCCGAGCTGCGCGAGGGCTGGCGCCAGCACCTCGCCGAGACCGAGGCCGCGAGGCTGCAGAAGATCGCGGCTGCGAAGGGCAAGCCTGGCCGCGACGGGAACAAGCTCAGCCTGGTAGCCGAGCAGGCCTCCGACGCGAACATCGCGACGAAGACCGTCCGGAACCTCGCGAACGACCCCGTCGAGTGGCTGTTCAACCGCGGCAGCCTCACCCAGCGCCAGTACGAGGGGGCCTCGAGGATCCGCGCCGACGCCGAGGGCATGACGATCGGCAGCATGAAGGCGGTCGATATCGGTGGGGCAGGGGGTGGTGGCGGCTCGCCCGGGTCGCTCTCCGATCACCAGCTCGACTGCATCCGGCGCTTCAAACTGTGCATGTCGGCGCTCGGCCGCGTCGGCGGGGAGCTCGTCCGATGCGTCGTCGTCGAGTGCAAGCCGCTGAAGGACGTGGGCGAAAGGCTGGGGATGGACAAGAACTACCGGGCCCCCAGGCTGGGAGAGGCGCTCGACGTCGTTGCGGATTTCTACCGGCTCTAGCAGCGGCGAGCGCCGAGGGATTCGAACCCCCGACCCCTCGCTTACAAGGCGAGTGCTCTACCGCTGAGCTAGACACTGATGATCCCCCGAAAGGGGCATCAAGGAAAGGTTGGCACGCTCCATATCGCCGATGCAACTACCTCCCGTTGACATCGAGTCTGACGCGTGAGACTGAATCCGCGAAGCCTGAAACGCGCCCGCCCGGAGATTTCCGTGGCGGGTTTTTCATTTTCCGGGGCCAACCGCTTGAAAAAGCAGACTATAAATTGGCCCGCGGACCAAGTTGAGCGCCGGGCGGTCGATTCGCTCGTCCCCTACGCCCGCAACGCCCGCACCCACAGCCCGGCCCAGGTCGACCAGCTGGCCGCCTCGATCAAGGAGTGGGGCTGGACGGTCCCGGTCCTGATCGACGAGACCGGCGGCATCATTGCCGGCCACGGTCGCGTCCTGGCGGCCCACAAGCTGGGTCTGGCCGATATCCCGGTCATGACTGCCCGGGGCTGGTCTGAGGCCAAGCGTCGGGCCTACGTGATCGCCGACAACAAGCTGGCGATGAACGCCGGCTGGGACGACGATCTGCTGCGTGTAGAACTCGGCGAATTGCAGCTCGGGGGCATCGACCTCGGCCTGCTCGGGTTCGAGACGGACGAGCTGGCGAGCCTGTTTGCCGAGAGCTCCACCGGCCAGACTGACCCCGACGATGTGCCCGAGCCGCCTGCGGTCCCGGTCAGCGCCGTCGGCGACGTCTGGATCCTCGGGCGCCACCGCATCGCCTGCGGCGACTGCACGGACGCCGGGATCGTGGCGAAGGCGCTGAATGGCGTCGAGCCCCACCTGATGGTGACCGACCCGCCCTATGGGGTGAGCTATGACCCCTCCTGGCGCAACGGGCTGGACAAGGCAAAGAACCGGCGGACGGGCGCCGTAGCGAACGACGACAGGTCAGATTGGCGCGAAGCGTGGGCGCTGTTCCCCGGTCATATCGCCTACATCTGGCACGGCGGTTTGCACTCCTCTTCCGTCGCTGAGTCGTTGTTGGCGGCGGGCTTTGACCTTCGCGCCCAGATCATTTGGGCGAAGCAGAAGATGGTTTTCGGGCGCGGGGACTATCACTGGCAGCACGAGCCCTGCTGGTATGCGGTCAAGGGGACTGGCCGCTGGGCCGGCGACCGGAAGCAGACAACGCTTTGGACGATTGACAACCTCAACCTCGCGACAAAGCAGGCGTCCGAGAACGATCGAACCAACCACAGCACGCAGAAGCCGGTCGAGTGCATGGCGCGCCCGATCCGCAACAACTCGTCCCCCGGGCAGGCTGTCTATGAGCCGTTCTCGGGATCGGGCACCACCATCATCGCCGGCGAAATGACCGGCCGGCACGTCCACGCGATCGAGCTGAACCCCGCCTATGTCGACGTCGCCGTCGAGCGCTGGCAGGCATTCACCGGCAAGGCCGCGGTCCTCGAAGCCGACGGCCGCTCGTTCGCCGAAACCAAGGAGGCCCGGCTCAATGGGCCGCAAAGCACATAAGCCGACCCCCGAGAATCGGAGCCAGGTCGAGGCCCTCGCGGCCTTCGGCATCCGGCAGGAGCACATCGCCGAGATGATCGGCGCCTCGCTTAACACGCTGAACAAATACTACCGCCGCGAGCTGGAGTTCGGGCTCTCGAAGGCCAATGCAAAGGTCGCAAATTCGCTGTTCCGCAAGGCGATCGGGGAGGGCCGCGAGGCCGCTATCTGCGCCATGTTCTGGCTGAAGACCCGCGCTGGCTGGAAGGAAACGAATATCCATCAACACGAGGGCAAGAACGGCGGTGCGATCCAAATGCTCGACGCCGCTGCTCTTTCGCGTCTGAGCGATGGCGAACTCGAAACCCTTGAGAGCACGCTCGCTCGACTTGCGGGCGCTTCCGAGCCTGCTGGCGCAGATCAAGCAGGAGAAGGCACGCCGGGAGGCTGAGGCCACAAGGCAGAACGCCGCGGCGATCCGCGCGCGCTGCCGCACGCTCGCCGGCTTCATCCGCGAGGCCTGGCACGTCCTCGAGCCGGTCCAGCGCTACGTCCACAACTGGCATATCGATGCGGTCTGCGATCACCTCGAGGCAGTAACCTCCGGGCGCATCAATCGCCTGCTGGTCAACGTGCCGCCCGGCAGCATGAAATCGCTGATCGTCAGCGTCTTCTGGCAGGCCTGGGAATGGGGGCCGTGCGGCCGTCGATCGCTCCGCACGATCACCACCTCGTTCAACGACGGGCCCGTCACGCGCGACACGCGCAAGACCCGCGACCTGATCCTGTCGGACTGGTATCAGGCGCTCTGGCCCGAAGTGCAGCTGGTCCGGACGGGCGAGACGTCGTTCGCGAACAGCGACACCGGCTACCGCGAGGGCGTCGCCTTCGGGTCGCTCACCTCGCAGCGCGGTGACCGTCTCGTCATCGACGACCCGCACTCGACCAAGACGGCCGAGAGCGACGACGTCCGGAACGCCACGACCCGGCAGTTTCGAGAGGGCGCGCAGAACCGCCTCAACGACCAGGAGGCGTCCGCCATCGTCGTGATCATGCAGCGCTTGCACGATCAGGACATCAGCGGCGTCATCAAGTCGCTGGGCATGGATTACGTCCACCTGATGCTGCCGATGGAGTTCGAGGTCGAGCGCGCCTGCGAGACAGCGCTCGGCTTCCGGGATCCACGGACGCAGGACGGTGAGCTCCTCGACCCGGTGCGCTTCCCGCCCGCGGTCGTCGACAAGCTCAAGCGCGACATGGGCAGCTACGCCTATGCCGGCCAGTACCAGCAGCGGCCCACACCGCGCGACGGCGGCATGTTCCAGCGGGGCTGGTTCGAGATTGTCGATGCCGCGCCGGTCGAGGCCACACGCGTCCGGGCCTGGGACTTCGCGGCGACGAAGCCGAAACCCGGCACCAAGCCCGACTGGACCGTCGGCATCCGCGTCGCGCGTGACCGCTCGGGCATCTTCTACGTCGAGAAGGAAGAGCGGCTGCAGCAAACGGCGGCGATGGTCCGCCAGACGGTCAAGACCACGGCCGAGGCCGACGGCACCCGCGTCCGCATCCGCATCCCCGAGGACCCGGGGCAGGCGGGCAAGGACCAGGCCGCCAGCTACCTGACGCTGCTGGCCGGCTGGATCGTCAAGGCCGTCCGGCCCACCGGCGAGAAGGCTCTGCGCGCCGCACCGGCAGCCGCACAGGCCGAGGCCGGCAACATCAAGCTGGTGCGCGGCGCCTGGAACGAAGGCTTCCTCGAGGAGGTCTGCGCGTTCCCGGGCGGCGCACCGCACGACGATCGTGTCGACGCATTCGCCGACGCCGTGAACGAACTCGCGCTGGGAGGCGGCAAGACCGGTCTCATCGACTTCTACAGGGAACAGGTCATGGATGCTGCCGCCGCCGAAAACGCCCAGCGTGACCAGAATGGCTGAGCCCGTCCGCACCCCGATTCAGCCGGGCGTCATCGCGCGCGTGGCTGCCGGCATCCGCTACGCCTTCACCGGCCAGGCCCCGGAATGGTTCGGCCCCGGCCCCACCATCCAGCCCATGGCGCCGCCCGAGGTGAAGGGGCGGCAGTTCGATTTCAACACCGGCCTGAACCTGCAGGTCACGCCCCGCCGGGATTCGACCGCGGGGACCGGCTTCGCCGAACTGCGCGCGCTCGCCGACGGCTACGATCTGCTGCGCCTCGTCATCGAGACACGCAAAGACCAGATCCAGAAGATGAAGTGGAAGGTCCGGCCGCGCCTCCCCAAGGGCAAGGTCGCCTCCCGCGCGCATATGAAGCGGGCTGAGGAAGCGGAGAAGGCGCTGCAGTCGCCTGACCGCATCCACAACTGGGGCCAATGGCTGCGCATGCTGGTCGAGGAAATCCTCGTCACCGATGCGCTGACGATCTACCCGCACATGACGCGGGGCGGCGGCGTCTACTCGCTCGATCTGATCGACGGCGCGACCATCAAGCCGATCATCGACCAGACCGGTCGGACGCCGGCGCCGCCCGAGGCCGCGTTTCAGCAGGTGCTCAAGGGCATTCCGGCCGCGGATTTCACGCGGGACGAGCTGATCTATGCGATTGCCAACCCGCGGGTGAACAAGCTCTACGGCTTCTCGCCGGTCGAGCAGGTCATCGTGACCGTCAACATCGCCCTGAAGCGGCAGATCACGCAGATCAGCTACTTCACCGAGGGCAACGTCCCCGAGGCCCTGATCGGCGTCCCCGAGTCCTGGACGACCGACCAGACCAAGGAGTTCCAGGCTTATTGGGACAGCCTGCTCGCCGGCAATCCTGCGATGCAGCGCCGAGCGCGGTTCGTGCCGGGCGATATCGCCAAGGGCTACGTCCCGACCCGCGAGGCGGTCATCAAGGACGCCTACGACGAGTGGCTGGCACGCGTTGTCTGCTTCGCCTTCTCGATCCCGCCGACGCCGTTCGTCGCGCAGGTCAACCGGGCGACCGCCGAGACCGCCCAGAAGCAGGCCACCGCCGAGGGCATCCTGCCGCTGATGCAGAACATCGAGGCGGTGATGGATCGCTGCCTCGCCGTGATGGGCTACGCCGACTGCGACTTCGCTTGGGACGACAGCGAGGACGAGGATCAGGTCGCGACCGCCCAGGCGCGGAAGCTCTACCTCGACGCCAAGGTGCTGGTCGTCAACGAGGTCCGCGAGGAAATGGGCCGCGATCCGGTGCCGTGGGGCGACGAGCCGAACGAACCGCCTGCGCCGTCGCCCATGCTGGGTGCCGAAGGCGAGGATCCGCACGACCACAAGCCGGGCGCCAGTGAAGACGATCCAGCTCAGGACTGAGCGCCCGAGCGTCCAGCGCGCCATGAAGCTGATGGCACGCCGCGTCCACGGCGTGCTGCGCAAGGCGGGCAGGGCCTTCGCCGCCGACATGGCCGACACGCTCGGCGATCTGACCAAGGCCGACGAGCCCGACGACGACAATCGCCGGGCCGACCACGCGATTGCAGGGCACGATTTCGGGGACTGGTCCGGAATCGAGGATGCCGTCGCGCAGTACGCCGAGACCGTCTTCGCCGAGGCTGCCGAGCAGGCCTTGATCCGCATGGGCGTCGAGGTCACCGCCGCGGTGCGCCGCGAGCTGATCGAGGTCGTGCACGAAGATGCCGTGAAGTTCGCCCAGAAGCGGGCGGCCGAAATGGTCAAGGACGTGACCAAGGCGACCCGCAAGCAGGTCCGCGGCGCGGTGACGAGCGCCATCAAGGAAGGCTGGTCCTCGCGGAAGCTGGCCGAAGAGATCGCGAAAAGCCCGGCCTTCAACGCCGCGCGCGCCGAAACCATCGCCCGCACCGAGCTCGCCATCGCGAACTCGGAGGGCTTCAAGCAGGGCCTCGAGGCCTCCGGCGTCGGGATCCAGACCAAGGAATGGCTGATCGGCGAGGATAACCCCTGCGACGAATGCCAGGGCAACGCCGACCAGGGCCCGATCGCCTACGACGCCACGTTTCAAAGCGGCCACGCATGGACGCCAGCGCACCCCAACTGCCTACCGGGGGACGCTCGCGTACTGGCCGCTGGAATTTCTGCCGCGAGTAAGCGTCGGTACGATGGAAATGTCTTCATCGTCCGCACGGCCAGCGGCAAGGAGCTCACCTGCACCCCGAACCACCCGATACTCTCGGATGGCGGATGGGTTCCGGCGCGCCTCCTCAATGTAGGCAGCAACGTAGTCGCCCATCGCGGGCGTGAGTGGGAATCGGCGGGCGGTGATCTTGAGCACCAAGATGTGCCACCCCGCATTGAGGATGTAGCGGAAGCGTTCGGGCGTTCGCAGCAGGTGACGGCCAGACCAGTGCCACTCGCCGCCGAAGACTTCCACGGCGACGGGGCTGGCTCCGAGGTCGCAATTGTATGGGCCGATCGCGCATTGCGGGACCGTGGTGACGCCTCGCTCCAACAGCATGGCGGCAAGTTCCCGCTCGATTGGGCTGATGTGCAGGCCCTTGGCCTGGACGGTGGCGGCGCGGGCAAGCCGCTCCTCGACAGTATGCGTGCGGGTGCGGGCAACCTGATGGGCGGCCTTGACCTTGCTCGCGCGCTGCTCGGGGGAGAGTTTCGCGAAGTGCAGCGGGTACGCCTCGCTGATGCCTCGGATGTGAACGCCGCGCTCCCGCAGGCGCTTGGTGACGGTCACGCGGTCCGCGCCGACGATGCCGGCGAGCTGATTGATCGACTGTCCGGCCAGGTATTCGCGGACGAGGTAATCGACATCGAGGTCAGGTCTTTTGAGGGCCATGTCTTCAACCTTGAGACTGGAAGCGGCGTCTACGTCGCCGAGGGAATCCTAACACATAACTGCGTCTGCGACGTCGCAGTCACCGTTAAGGAGTGACGAAAATGAAGTTCTACATGCCGTTCGAGAAGATCGAGCAGCACGACGACGGCACCGTCACGGTGTCGGGCATCGCGTCCAGCGAGACGAAGGATTCGCAGGGCGAGATCATCACCTCGGACGCCATGAAGGCGGCCATCCCCGACTACATGTCGTTCGGCGGTACCGGTGCGCTCCGCGAGATGCACCAGCCGATCGCCGCCGGCGTCGTGCTGAAGGCGGCCGTCGACGAAACCGGCCGCACCCACATCGAGGCCAAGGTCGTCGATGCGAACTCGGTCCAGAAGGTGCTGAACCGGGTCTTCAAGGGCTTCTCGATCGGCGGCAAGGTCACCGAGAAGGACGGCCATGTGATCAAGGGCCTGTCGCTCCGCGAGATCAGCCTGGTCGACCGGCCCGCGAATCCCGACGCGATCTTCTCGTGCTTCAAGGCGGACGATGGCGGCGAGGACGAAGACGGCACGTCGGCGCTCAAGGCCGCGGTCACCGCTGCGCTGGAGAAGGGCGACGACATCGCCCCCCGCGTGCGCGAGGCCCTCGAGGCGCTGAACAAGGCGTTCGAGCCCGCCGGCGAAGACGACGGCGACGAGGCCGAAGGCAAGGGCAAGAAGAAGCCTGCCGACGGTGACGGCGACGAGCCTGCCGACAAGGCCGACGCCCCCGCCGACCTGCAGAAGGCCGACGTCGAGGGCATCGCGAAGGCCGCGCTGGAGCCGCTGCAGAAGGCGCTCGGTGATCTCGGCGACGATCTGCGCAAGGCCATCGCCGCCAGCGAGGAAGCCCACAAGGCCGACATCGCCAAGCTGGCCGAGCGTCTGGCGAAGGTCGAGGCCACGCCGGCGCAGCCCAAGGCGATCGTCCGCACCATCACCAAGGGCGAAGAGAACGGCGGTGCCCCCGAGCCGATGACGAAGGCCCAGATCGAGGCCGAGCTCGCCAAGATGCCCCCCGAAGAGCGCACCCGCCTGATGATGAAGGCCGCGCTCGCCAACCCCATCCAGGCCGCCTGACGGCCGAACCAACGTCGGCGTCACCGCGCCGTCGCCGCCCTGCTACTTTGCGGGCTTGGGCAACTCGCAACCCAGCAGCGTCGAGAGACGCCGCGTTCCTAATCAATGGAGCCCATTATCATGTCTCAGACGCTTGAAGCGTTGAAGGCCGCACTTGCGAACAGCGCGGCAAGCGAGGAACTGCGCAAGTCGTTCTCGCAGTCCGGTTCGGCCACCACCGGCCTGACCTATTACGACCTCGAAGCCCCGGCGAAGACCCTCTATCCGGTCCTCACCCCGCTGCGGAACATCATCCCGCGCGTCACCGGCAAGGCCGGCATCCAGGCGAACTGGCGCGCCATCACCGGCATCAACACCGGCAATGTCGGCATCGGTATCTCCGAGGGCCTGCGCGGCGGCATCATCGCCACGTCGGTGGCCGAATACCTGGCCGCCTACCGCTTCTTCGGTCTCGACGACTACGTGACCTTCGAAGCCGAGTCGGCCGGCGCGGGCTTCGACGACGTGAACGCCCGGGCGAAGGAAGGCCTGCTGCGCTCGCTGATGCTCGGCGAAGAGCGTATCGACCTCGGCGGCAACACCTCGATCGCGCTCGGCACCACGCCGACGCCGAGCCTTGCGGCCTCGGGTTCGGGCACGTCCCTGACGAACGTCGCCCACTATGTGGTCTGCGTCGCGCTGACCCACGAAGCCTATCTGCGGGCCTCCGTGGCCGGCGGCATCGCCGTCACCGACGCCTCGCGCGTCATCGCGGGCGGCCAGACCGACACCTACAAGGGCGGCCACGCGCAGAAGTCCTCGGTCGCCACCGTCACCCCGACGGCCGGCCAGCAAATCGCCGCGACGGTCACCCCCGTCAACGGCGCCGTCGCCTACGCCTGGTTCTGGGGCACGACCTCGGGCTCGGAAGTCCTGGGTGCGATCACGACCATCAACTCGGTCGTCATCACCGCCCTCGCCACCGGCACGCAGACCACGACCTCGAAGTTCACCTCCGACCAGTCCACGAACGACAAGGTCTATGACGGACTGCTCTCGATCGCCCTGAAGTCGGGCTCGGGCGCCTACGTCAAGACCATGGCGACGGGCACCGCCGGCACCGGCACCCCGCTCACCTCGGACAGCGCCGGCGGCATCACCGAGATCGACACCGCCCTCGCCAGCTTCTGGGACAACTACAAGCTGTCCCCGGACTGCATCTGGGTGTCGTCGCAGGAGATGAAGAACCTGCAGGCGAAGATCCTCAACGGATCCTCGACGGCGGCGCAACGCTTCGTCTTCACCTCCGACCAGTCCGGCCTGGTCGGCGGCATTTCGGTTCGCGCCTACCTCAACAAGTTCAGCCTGGACGGCGCCACGGCGATCCCGATCAAGCTGCACCCGAACCTGCCGAACGGCACGATCCTGTTCACGACCTCGATGCTGCCTTACCCGCTGTCGGGCGTCTCGGACGTGTTCCGCAAGCTGCTGCGGCGCGACTACTACGCCATCGACTGGCCGCTGGTGCAGCGCAAGCGTGAGTACGGCGTCTATTTCGACGGCGTGCTGCAGCACTACTTCCCGCCGTCGCTGGGCGTCATCACCAATATTGCCAACGGATGATTGTCCTATGCGCCGTAATACGGAAGCGGGCTTCTGGCGACTGGTCGACAAGCGCGGTCCAGACGAGTGCTGGCCGTGGCTGGGCCGCCGCCTGAAGGCTGGTTACGGGTCGTTCGGCTGGAAATGCCGGACGCACACGGCGCATAGCCTGGCGCTGCGGTTCAGCGGGGGCCACGTCCCCGCTGGCCGCGTCGTCATGCACACCTGCGACAACCCGCCCTGCTGCAATCCGGCTCACCTCCGGGTTGCGACGCAGGCGGAGAACCTCGCCGACATGCGGGCGAAGGGCAGGGATTCGCTCCCGCCCCCAGCCTTGCATGGCGAAGAGAGTGTGGTTGCGAAACTGACCACAGAGCAAGTCATGGCGATCCGTTCGGCATATCGGCCGGGCGTTTCGCAAGCCTCGCTCGCCCGCCGCTACGGCGTCGGCCAGACGCACATCAGCAAGATCGTTCGCGGTGAAAGCCGCGCGCACGGCTGAAACCCGAGGACGCCGATGGACCCCAAGCAGCAGATCGCCGAGGCCTTCAAGACCGCCCTCGCCGAGTTCCCGAACCTCGCCGACGTTCACGACGCCCTTGCGGGCCGGCTGAACGAGGCCGGGATGATCGTCAAACAGCTCTCAGTCGTGCGCTTCGGCGACGGCAGCCACGTCGTCTTCGTCTCGAACGATGGCGAGGGCATCAGCGTGGAGATTTCCCCTTGAGCAAGTCCACTCGCCTCGCCCTGATGGGCGCCATAACCGTCAGCGCTGTCTCGGCGCTTGGCCGCTCCTTTGATGTTGTCGACGGCGTCGTCGACTGCACCGAGGAAGAGGCGGTCGAGATCGCCCAGGACCTCGCGCCGCACGGCTTCGTCTTGACGGCGATCGAGGTCCCGGAGCCGCCCGCCGAAACCGAGGAAGAGGCGGTCGAGACGGAAGATCCCGTCCCCGAGGCAATCACCGACCTCGACCCGCAGCCGGCGGCGCCTGCGAAGAAGCCCGGCCGGAAGTAAGCCATGACGGCGCTCGTCTCCCGCGACAACGTTCGGGCATATGCGCGGATAGCGGGCGCCAACACGACCGACGACGCGCTGCTCGACCGGCTGATCGCCGCAGTCAGCACCGCGGCCGAGACGTTCTGCGCCCGCACCTTCGCGGTGACGTCGTACACCGACGCATTCCGCCCGATGGGGCAGAGCAGCATTTTCCTCAAGCACGGCCCGGTCGTCACCTTCACCGGCCTCACGGTCGCCGGGATCGATTCCCCGTCGACGAACTGGACGCGCGACGGCCGCGTCCTGACGCTGAACAGCGGCGTATTCGGCGCCGGCCCGGTCGTCGCCACCTACACGGCCGGCTACGCCACCGTCCCGGACGATGTGCAGCAGGCGGTCATCGAGACCGTCGTGCTGCGCTACCGCGAAATGGACCGCCTTGGGCTGTCGTCAAAAGGCTTGGCTGGCGAGACGACGGCCTTCATCGTCTCCGAGCTCACGCAGTCGGCCAAGGCCATCCTGCAGCGCCACCGCGAGGTCGCGCTGTGATCTCTGGAGACCTCACCGGCGACCGCGAGCTGATCCAGTACGTCGATGGGATTTCGCCGAAGCTGCGCCCGGAGCTGGTGCGCCGTACTGAAAAGCTGACGATCATCCTGCAGTCGTACGTGAAGAAGCAGAAGCTGTCCGGCCAGGTGCTGAAACGCAGGACGGGCAGGCTATCTGGTTCTATCGCGCGCCGCGTCGAGGACAAATCAGCGGGCGTGACGGGCGTCGTTGGCACCAATGTCACTTACGGCGTCGCCTTCGAGACGACCGGCATGAAGCCGCACGTCATCGAGGCCCGGAACAAGAAGGCGCTCGCCTTCAAGGTCGGCGGCAAGCAGGTCTTCGCCAGGCGCGTCAACCACCCCGGCAGCGCGGCGAGGCCGTTCCTGCTGCCTGCCCTGTCCGAAAACGAGGGGCTGATCGAGGCCGAATACGCGGACGCGTTGGGGGTGGCCCTTGCGTGAGGAAATCTCCGTCGCGCTGTTCGATCGCCTCAGCGAGTGCACCAGCTTCAAGACCAAGGGCCGCCGCCTACCCGGCGCCGACGAAGTGCCCGGCTCCGCCCAGCCCGCCTTCTTCCTGGGCAGCCCGACCGAATCCTATGGCTGGTCCACGCGCGGCGGCGACCCGCTGCGGCGCCTGACCTTCACTGCCTGGGTCTACTGCTTCGCCGACGGCGCACACAACGCCATCCCGTCGACCCAGATCAACAACGTGCTCGACGCGTTCGAGGCCGCGCTGCAGCCGGACCCGCTGCGCGATATCCGCGGCGAGGGCGAACGCTGCACGCTCGGCGGCCTCGTCTTCGACTGCCGCATCGAGGGCAACATCGACACCGACGAAGGCCTCCTCGGGCCACAGGGCTTTGCCCGCATTCCCATCATCGTCGTGATCCCCTGAAGGAGGGCCTGACCTATGCCTACCGTTAAGCAGTACCAGTTCGGCTCGGGCGCGCTCTTCCTGACCCGCACCGACATCGCCAACCCCACGGCGCGCCGCATCGGCGTGCTGCAGGAAATCTCGCTCGAGGCGAAGTTCGAGAACAAATCGCTCCGCGGCGAGTTCCGCTTCCCGGTCGATATCTCGCAGGGCCCCGCCTCGATCACCGGCAAGTTCAAGCAGGGCCAAATCAACGGTCGGATCTGGGCGGACCTCCTGGGCGCCACGCCCTCCACCGCCCTGAAGACCCCCGTCATCGACGAGGCCGGCGCGATCCCCGGCTCCTCGACCTACACGGTCACGGTCGCCGGCGCGGCGATCTTCTACGAGGATCTGGGTGTGACCCTGGCCGCCACCGGCCAGACCATGGAGCGCGTCGCCTCCTCGCCGGCGGCGGGCCAGTATTCGGTCTCGGCGGGCGTCTACACCTTTGCCGCGGCGAACGCCTCGGCCGCGGTGCTGATCTCCTACAACACCACGGTCGCCAGCCCGGTCGCGCCGAACACGCTCTTCACCCTGACGAACACCGTCATGGGCAGCGCCCCGGCCTTCTCGCTGAACCTGTGCACGGTCACCAAAGGCAAGTCGCTCTGGTCGAAGCTGCACGCCGTCTCGATCTCCGGCCTCACCATGCCGCTGAAGATGGATGACTACATGCTGCCCGAGACCAGCTTCGAGGCCTTCGCCGATGACAGCGGCAACGTCATGTCCTGGGCGTCGGCGGGCTGATGAAGGCGCTGCTCGACGACGAGGAGCGCATCACCCTCGGGGACGGCGCGGAATACACCATCGCCGCGCTGTCCCTGGACGAGGTGATCGAGGCCGAGTCCCTGTTCGCCGATATCGGCTCGGGGAAGGTGGCCGAGGCGCGCAATGCGTCCGTCACCATCCTCGGCTTCGCGCTCCGGCGTCGCCACCCCGAGGTCACCGCCGACAGGATCGGCCGCGAGCTCCTCAATCTCCGCAACATGACCACGGTGATGACCGCGGTCTTCCGCGTGTCGGGGATGCTTTCGGCGGGGGAAGCACAGGCGGGGCAGGGCTAGGCTGGACCGCCCTCTACGCCGAGGTTTCAGCCAACACCGGCTGGACCTGGGCGGAGATCGGCCGCCTCACGCTGCCCCGCCTGCGTGCCCTCTACGCCGCCTGGGGGCAATACCCGCCTCTGCGGGTCACGGTCGCGCAGGCGGCCGGCTTCAAGCCCTCTGGCGCCTCCAATTCCCCCATCTCCGAAACTGACCTCGACGAGCTGATCCAGCTCGCGAACGGGTGACCGCATGACCGAGAAGACCGTCGACGTCCGGTTCGGCGCCCAGACCGGGGCGCTCGACGCGGCCCTGAAGGAGCTGGTCGGGTCGATCGGCAGCGCCACGTCGCGCATCAATGCCGACCTGGCCGAACTCGCCTCGCGCACCAAGACCACCGAGAACCGCATCGAATCGTCCACCTCGGGCATCGGTGGGGCGTTCCGGCGCATGGCGTCGGGCATTGGCGGCACGCTGTCGAGCGTGGGCGGCGTGCTGAACAGCCTCTACCGGAACATCTTCAGCGTGCACACGGCGATCGTCGGCCTGATCGGCGGCGGCCTCGTGGCGACGGTGAAGGGCGCCCTGGAGAGCGCGGCCGCTATCAAGGACGTGGGCAACGCCGCGAACGCCTCGACGACCTACATCCAGGAGATGCGCTACGCCTCCGGCCAGCTGGGCGGCTCCGCGCAGGTGATGGACGACGCCCTCGTCAAGCTGAACAAGAACCTCGGCGAGTTCCGCACGTCGGGCGCGGGCCCCGCGGCTCAGGCGCTCCAGTTCCTCGGCCTTGCCAGCCGGGTCACCGCGGACGACTTCGCGAACACCGACGAGGCCATGGACGCCGTGCTGCGCAAGCTGGCGGAGGTGCCGAACGCCGCCGATCGTGCCGCCCTGGCATCCGACCTCTTCGGCAAGGCGGCCGGCCCGAAGATGGCCGAGATGCTGAAGACCGGCGAGGAGGGCATCCGGGCGGCCCGCGAGGAAGCGCACAAGCTGGGCCTCGTGATGACCGAGGACATGATCAACAAGGCCGACGACGCGGACGACAAGTTGAACGCGCTGTGGGAGACGATCAAGACGACCGGCACGGTCGCGATCGCCGCGAACTCCGAGGCCATCAAGCAGCTCGCCCAGGACTTCGCCGAGGCGATGCCGGGCATCCTGCAATACATGGAACGCTATGCCCGGTATTGGGGCATCCTCAGCAGCACGCCTATGGACCAGGTCGGAGACCAGATTTACGACCTCGAAGGCAAGCTCGCGAACTTCAAGAAGACCCGTGACGAGATCGCCAACGGCGAGCGGTGGGATGCCCTCATGCTCCCCGACGTCGACACGATGGACGCGCACATTGCCGAACTGGAATCTCAGATCGGGATGATGCGCGAAATCGCGAAGGTGCAGGGCGCCCTCGCCGACAGCATCGAGTACGCGAAGCCAGACCCCAATTGGAACAACGGCGAGCTCACCGTCACGGGCAAGCGCCGTCCGCGCGTGCAGGGCGTCGATCCCAAGGGCGCCGGCGTCGGCACCTCCGAAGACCCCGCGGTAGGTCTCGCGCGCTCGGCCGCCCAGCAAGAGATCGACATCGAGCGCGACAAGGAACTGACCAAGCTCGACATCTACCGCCAGGCGCTCGACACCCGCCACGGCCTCGGCCAGATGGGCGACTGGCTGTACCTCTCACAGGTGCGGTTCATCGCGGACCAGGAATATGCGGTCCAGCGCGAATCCATCCAGCGCCAGTTGGCCGTCGAGAACCTCAAGCCCCAGCAGCGCCTCCAGCTGCAGGGCGAGCTCGAGCTGCTCGAGCTCGAGCACCAGGCGCGCATGGCCGATATCTCCAACGAGGCCGAACGCCTCAAGGACGAGGCCCGCCAGCGCGAAATCCAGGCCGAGCGCCAGAAGAACGACCAGATCGCGCGCGACCGCGACAAGATGGCGAACGACGTCGAGAGCTTCACCAACCGGCTGCTCTCCGGCCAGCTGAACGCCCAGACGTTGCTCCAGGCGCTCGCCCAGCAGGCCCAGCAGATGGTCGTGAAGTTCATCGGCCAGCGGGTCGCTGCCGCCATCTATGGCGAGCAGGTGGAGACCGCAGCGGCCATCGCGGGCGCCGCCACCCGGACGGGCGTCGCTGGCGCCGCCGCCTCGGCCGCCGTCACGCTGCAGAAGGGCAAGGCCCAGAAGTCCATCATGACATCGGCCGCGGAAACCTTCGCCAACGTCTACGCCTACCTCTCGCCCTACATGGGCCCGTTCGCGGCGGTCCCGGCGGGCCTCGCCTACGCCGCGGTTCTTGGCGCCGGGCTGCTGCTGCCCTCGGCTGCCGGCGGTACCGAGGTCACCAAGGACGGCATCCACATGCTGCACGAGAAGGAGGTCGTCCTTCCAGCCAAGTGGAGCCAGCGGCTCGCCAGCCTCGCCGACGCCGCCAGCGGTAGCGCCAGGGCGCCGGTCTATCCGTCACTGCCGGGTGGCGGCGAGGGGCAGGACAGCGGCTCCGGGTTGCTGGGTGGCCGCTCCCTGACCTTTCATGTCAACGCGATCGACGCCGGCGGCGTGCGCGACTTCTTCCGGCGCTACGGCGTCGAGGTGGGCGAGGGCATGCACCGCGCCGTCGCCGACGGCCATTTCAGGGCGGCCTAGCCCATGTCCAACGAGGTCTTCCCCGTCCTGTCGGGCCTCAGCTTCGGCACCGAGCGCAAGTATGCTTTCGAGACCGAGGTCCAGAAGAACGTCTCGGGCCGCGAAGTCCGCCAGGCCATGCGGGCCTATCCCATCCGATCGTGGCTGCTGCGTTACGAGTTCCTGCGCCAGAACCTAAGCCGCACCGAGTTCAGCACGCTGCTCGGCTTCTTCCTGCGCCATAAAGGCCGCTTCGACACGTTCCTGTTCGAGGACATCGCCGACAAGACGGTGACCGATGCGCCGATCGGCACCGGCAACGGCTCGCGCACCGCCTGGCAGCTGGTGCGCCCGCTTGGGGGCTTTGCCGAGCCCATCTATTCGCCGAACACCATGACGCAGGTGAAGGTCAACGGGACGCCGACGACCGCGTACACGGTCAATGCCGCGACCGGCGTCATCACCTTCACCTCCGCGCCCGCGAACACCCACGCGATTCTCGCCAGCTTCACCTACTACTGGCGGGTCCGGTTCGACGACGACGTGGCGAACTTCCGCGAATTCGTCCGCTCGTTCTACGAGAACCAGCGGCTCGCCCTCCAGTACGTGCCGACATGATCAGCAATTCCGCCGAACTCCTGGCCCTCAAGGCGCTGCGCCAGTGGGTGCGCGCCGAGGTATGCCGCATCTATCTGCCCGAAGAATCGACGCCGATCCGCCTCTCGACCGCCGACTACACGATCAGCGCGCCCTCGGCCGAGACGTTCAGCCCCGGCTTCCCGCTACTCGCCCGCGGCGACATCGTGAAACAGGCCGGCCTCGGCGTGCAGAACCTCGAGCTGCGGATTACCCCGCGCGCGACCGACCTGATCTATGGCCGGACGTGGAAGACCTGCCTGCGGGACGGCATCTTCGACGGCGCCCGGGTGGAATACCTCTTCGCCTTCTCTCCCGGCGATACCCCCGGCGACTGCTCGGCCGGCCTCGAGCTGCAGTTCGTGGGCGAGGTCGCCGACGCCTATCCCCGCGGCCTGGATATGATCCTCAACTGCGAGGACCCGCTGCGCCGGCTAGATGCGCCGCACCCGGTGGCGGTCTATTCGACGCAGTGCACCAACACGTTCTGCGATGCCCTGTGCGGCCTGTCGAAGGCGACCTACACCGCCAGCAAGACCGTCGGGACCGGCCCCACGATCACCACCATCCCCATGACGAGCGCGGTCGCCGCCGGCGGCTACGACCTCGGGCAGATCAGGTTCACCTCCGGGCCGTGCTGGGGCATCCGCCGCATGATCCGGTCATGGGACGGCACCGCCTTGACGCTGGCCTCGGCGCTCCCGCGCGTCCCGACGGCGGGCGACACGTTCGAGGTCACCCGCGGCTGCGTGAAATCCTACGAGGCGTGTGGCGAATATTCGAACACCGCGAAGTTCCGGGGCTTCCCCCGCGTGCCCAAGGCAGAAACGGCGATCTGATCATGACCGAAGCGCAAGAACGCGCCGCCGTCGTGGCGGAGGCGCGCACCTGGGCAATCTATGCCCTGACGGATGCCGATGGCGTCGTACGGTATGTCGGCAAATCGGCCGACGCGGCCAAGCGCTACAAGCAACACCTCACCGAGGCGGCGTGGCGCAAGCAACCGGTGCATGTCTGGCTGACTGGCCTCGCCGCTGCTGGTGAGAGGCCCGGGCTGGTCATCATCGAGACGGGCAACGGCGACTGGCGTGTCCGCGAGCGGCACTGGATCGCGCAGCACAAGGCGACTGCGCTGAACCTTTCGCGCGGCGGCAACGAGCCGGTGAACACGCCCGAGAGCCGCGCCGCCATGCGCGCGAAATTGAAGGGGAGGGTCTTCACCGAGGAATGGCGACGCAAGATTTCCATCGGGAAGACCGGCAAGGCGCGCCCGGATGCGGTGGAAACAATGCGCAGGGTGGCGGCGCAAAATCGCGGAAAGAAAATGCAGCTTTCGCCGGAGGAGCGTCGCCGACGCGCGCTCTCGTGTCGTGCCATTCCGCGGCGTCATCCGCCCACAGAGAGAGAGAAAGCAGCGACGGCCCTGAAGGTCGCAGCCTCTTGGGCCGCAATGCAGCCCGAACAGCGCGCGGCTAGGTCAAAGGCGATCAGCGACGGCAGGAGGAAAGCTCTTGGACGTTGAGAAGGAGCAGCGCGCGGCGGTGGTCGCCGAAGCAAAATCGTGGTTGATGACTCCGTATCACCATAAGGCCGCCGTGAAGGGCGCAGGTGCCGACTGCGCCATGTTCCCGCTCGCCGTCTATCGGGCCGTCATGCCCGCCCGGTTCGAGGGCTTGGTCGTCCCGACCTATCCGCACGACTGGCACCAGCACAAAGACCTCCCCATCTACCGTGACGTCGTCGCCTCGCTGGCGCACTCGATTGCGCCCGAAGTCCTGCAGCCCGGCGACTTCGTGCTCTACCGGTTCGGTCGGGTGGAATCGCACGGCGCCATCGCGCTCGGCGAGGGCATGCTGATCCATTCGCAGGTCGGCCTCGGCGTCACGCTGCAGGAGGCGAACGCGCAATGGCTGCGTGACCGCTCGCCCTCGTTCTGGAGCCTCTGGCCGTGACGGGCCTCCTCGGCAAGAAACCGGCCGGCGCGGACTCGCCCGCCTATACCGGCCTCGACCTCCAGACCTCGGCGCTCGGCGTCGCGATCCCGGTGCTGATCGGCAAGGACCGCCTGGTTCCGAACCTCATCTGGTTCGGCGACTTCAAGGCGACCAAGGGCAAGGTCCAGGGCGGGAAGGGCGGCGTCGTTTCCGGCGGCAAGGGCGCGACCGGCGTCCAGGAATACAGCGCCTCGGTCATGCTGGCGTTCTGCGAGGGCACGGTCGGCGGCAGTGCCGGCGGGTGGAATTCGAAGTCCTACACGTCGATGTCCGCCCTCGGCATGACGCTGTTCGACGGGGCCCAGACCACGCCCTGGGGCTACCTCACGACCAGCCATAGCGCAGACGCCTTCGTCTACCCCGGCACCGCCTATGCCGCGGTCGCGAACCTGCAGCTGGGCAACTCGCCGACGATCGGCAATTTCAGCTTCGAGATCCAGCACACCGAGGCCGGGTCCTATGGCTCGGAGAGCGACAAGGACATCGCGGAAATCTGCGAGCTCGTCCTGACGCATCCCCGCCTGGGCGTAAACTTCGCCGACGCCGGGGACTTCACCGACGCCAAGAACTACTGCAAATCGCTCGGCCTGATCGGCTCGCTCTACGTCCGCGAGCAGGCGCCCGTCCGCGACCTGCTCGCCCGCCTCGCCAAATCCGCGAATCTGGAATGGCTGTGGAGCGGCGGCGAGCTGAAGCTGATCCCGCTCGGCGACGAAAACACCAGCGGAAATGGCTATTCGTGGACGGCCTCGCTGACGCCGCTCTACGACCTCGACGAAGACGACTTCATCGGCCGGGTCGAGACGGAGCGCAGCCGGGCCTCAGACGCCAAGAACTCAGTCACCATCGAGTGGAAGGACCGGGCGAACGAATACAACGTCACCACGACGACGGCGAAAGACGAGGCCTCGATCGCCCAGATCGGAGTGAGGGCCGCCTCCGCGATCCAGGCTCCGCATTGGAAGAAGCCCGAACCTGCGATGCTGAGCGCGCAGTTCGAGCTGGCGCGCTACGCTAAGCGCAATGCCTATCGCGCCAAGGTGGACGCCCGCTATAGCCACCTCGAACCGCTCGACACCATCACCAAGACCGACGCGCTCGCCGAGATCACGGCCATCCCGGCCCGCATCGAGCGCGTGACGATCGCTCCCGACGGGTCGGTCACGATCCAGACCAAGGAGCGCCTGGCCGGCCTAGGCAACGCGGCCGCCTACACCTTCGAAACCAGCACGCGCCCGGGCGAGGACTTCAACGCCGCCGCGCCCGATGTTGCGACCCCCTATCTCTTCGAGCCGCCCCCGTCGCTGACGACCGGCCGGCGCGAGCTGTGGATTGCGGTCAACGGTCCGGGCATCTGGGGCGGCTGCGACGTCTACGTGTCGGACGACGACACGACCTATCGCCTCGCGAACACGATCTACGGGGGCGCCCGCTATGGCGCGCTGACCACGACGCTGCCGACCGGCTCCTCGCCTGACACCGCGCACACCCCCCGCGTGGACCTCACGGTCAGCGAGGGCGAGCTGACGAGTGGAACGACGGCCGATGCGGAGGCGCTCAATACGCTCTCGCTGATCGGGAACGAGCTGATCGCCTATCGCGACGCTGACCTGGTTTCGGCTGGCGTCTACGACCTCGGCTATCTCGTGCGCGGTGCGCGCGGCACTACGATAGCCAGCCATGCGATCGGCGCGAAGTTCGTCCGCCTCGATGTGAACATTGCGACCTACGAGTTTGCCGAAGATCGGGTCGGGTCCACGCTCTACCTCAAGTTCGTCTCGTTCAATCACACCGGCGGTGGGCGCCAGGCGATCGAGGACGTCACCGCCTATACCCACGTCCTGACCGGGGCGTCGTTCGCACTGCAGCCTGCCGAGCCGCCCGAATGGGACGACGTGCTCGACGGCGGCGGCCGGAAGCCGGATGACAACGCCACCGTCGGCGCGCCGGCGGGGACCTATGTCGGCGGGGTCGAGGCGGCCACGCTGGTGACGAACCTGGCGGCGGTCGAGACGGCGGTCGCTGACCTCGAAACCATCTACGGCGACACGGTAAGCGCGGCTGCAAGCGCGGCTGCGGCGGCGATCAGTGCGGCTGATGCCCTGGCGGCGAAGAACCTCTCGGTATCCGCGAAGGACCTTTCAGTCGCGGCGCAGGCGGCGAGCGAAGCCGCAAAAGACCTGTCGGTCGCCGCGAAAAACCTGGCGGTCACTGCAAAGAACGACGCGCAGTCAGCTTATGCCGCCGCAGCGAGCGAGGCAGCGAACGCGCTGGCGCAGGCTACGGCGGCGTCCGGTAGCGCCACCGCTGCCGCGGGCTCGGCCTCCACCGCCAGTTTCCAGGCGAGCGCGGCCGCAGGTTCGGCCAGCGCGGCAGCGGCCAGCGTCACGGCCGCGACGACGCAGGCAAGCAATGCGTCGGTCAGCGCCTCGAACGCCGCGACGAGTGCGACCAACGCTTCGAACAGCGCGAGCGCTGCAAGTGCTTCCGCCGTCACCGCCTACAGCAACATGCTGGCGAGCGGCCGTCCCAACATGGCCGCCCGGAGCAATTTCACCGTCTCGGGTGCGACCGCGGCGATCGTTGATCTGGCCTGGGGCAATAGCGGCTGGGGCATCCGGCTCACCGGTACGGGCGCGACCGTCGTGTCCGCGCTTTCCGGCATTGCGCCGCTTTCCACATCGCTGCCCTACAGCGTGTCGTTCCGAGCAAAGCTGACCAGCGGAACCTCGCAGTCCATCGACATCGATCTGTTTCCAGACACGTTGCCGCAGACCGCGAAGACGGTCACGACGACAGATACGCTGTTCAAATGGGAAAACATCACCTCCGCCCACGCCGACATGGCGACAGCGACGTTGCGCATTTTTAAACCATCGCTGGGCGCGGGCGTCGTGGTGGAAGTCACCGACATCAAGTTCGAGCAGGGTGTCGATGCGTCAGCCTGGACGCCTGGTCCTCGCGATGCGCGCGACTATGCGAGCGCCTCAGCTACGTCTGCCAGTAGTGCCGCGACGCAGGCAACGAACGCGAGCAACAGCGCCTCAGCTGCGAGCACCTCGGCAACGAACGCGGCGACCTCGGCGGGTGCGGCGTCGACGTCTGCCGGTGCGGCGTCGACCTCGGCGACGTCCGCGAGCAACAGCGCCAGCACGGCGACGACTCAAGCCAATAATGCTGCCATCTCGGCCACGGCGGCTGCGAATAGCGCCACGGCGGCGGGCGGGTCGGCCTCGGCCGCAGCCACGTCGGCCAGCACCGCCAGCACTCAGGCGACGAACGCGGGCAATAGCGCGACTTCGGCTGCCGCCAGTGCGGTTTCTGCCAAGTCATCCATGCAAACGGTGTTTGGCGCCAGCCTTTCAAACCCCGAGCAGTGGAGCAGCTCCGACGGCAGTCTTGCCGGCGCCCCTTATGCCGCCGGCGCGGCGGCGTTCACCACGGCGAGCGGCATTCCCGTCTTCCGAACGACGGCTTCGGCGCAGGGTGTGCTGTGCCCGGTTGCCTATTTTGTCCCGGTGGTCGGGCGGACATATCGGGCGACGGCCGTCGTCCGCCGCATCCAGAATGTCTCGAACGGCCGTGCATCTACGGTGTTCGTCGGCGTATGGGGCGTGCGCTCCAGCGATACTGCTTACACGGGTGGGCAGGCGAGTTTTGACGGCACATCATGGACCCTCAACGCCTGGCAAACCCTCACCTATGATTTCGCAGCGTCGGTCGCCTACAGTTTTCTGCGGCCGCGATCGCACTGGAACTACAACGTCAGCACCCTTTCCGACGCGATCTATGAGTATCAGTCGCTCACTTACCAGGATGTGACATCGGAGCTGGCGGCGGCAGGCAGTGCGACCGCCGCCGCCTCGTCGGCATCGTCAGCCAGCACCAGCGCCACCGCGGCCGGAACGTCGGCCACCGCCGCTAGCACTAGTGCGACGAACGCTGCAACATCGGCGGGGGCGGCATCGACGAGCGCGGGGGCGGCGAGCACGTCAGCCAGTAGCGCCGCCACGAGCGCCAGCACGGCAACCACGCAAGCGAACAATGCTTCCACGTCGGCAACCGCCGCAGCGAACAGCGCGACGGCCGCCGGCGGTTCGGCGAGTGCGGCAGCCTCGTCTGCCTCGACCGCGAGCACGCAGGCGACCAACGCGGGGAACAGCGCCACGTCGGCCTCTGCTTCGGCGGTGTCGGCTAAGTCGAGCGCGGCGGCCACTATTCCGAGCAATTTTACTGACTCGCAGCAATGGGTGAATGGGGGTGGGAGCTACACTATTGCTTCAAGCAAACTCGTTACCACCGCTGCATTCGGCGCTCCGTATTCTTTGGGGCGTATAGCCGTCGTTTCGGGGCACACTTACCGAATTACTATCCGGTCCCGCGTCACCACTAATGGTTCAATACCCGCAAATAACGCCACCTTCTTTGGCGCTCTTGCTCTAAACGCTGCGGGATCGGGACTAGGCGATAATTGGCCTGCCTATGTGAACCAAACAGTCGCCTCCGGGTGGGCGACGTCTACTGCCACGCTTACAGCCGCGGCAGTTCTTGCGGCGTATCCGACCGCCGCATTTCTAAGTGCCAAGTGCATTCTCGGTTGGGATAGTGTCTCAGGCGGCTCGTCCGGTGCTTCCTGTGAAGCCGATCTGCTTGAATTGATCGATATCACCGAAAGCACGGCGGCGGCGGGCTCGGCCTCTGCTGCGGCAACCTCTGCGTCGGCCGCTAGCACCAGCGCCGGAACTGCAGGGACGCAAGCGAGCGCCGCCAGCACGAGCGCCACAAACGCGGCCACTTCGGCGTCTTCGGCCAGCACCAGTGCCGCTTCGGCCTCCGGCTCCGCAACTGCCGCAGCAGGCAGCGCGACGTCTGCGTCGACCTACGCCAGCAACGCAGCCACCTCGGCCACGAATGCCGGAACGCAAGCCACAAATGCGACCACTTCGGCCACCAACGCTTCGAACAGCGCCGCCGCTGCTGCGGCTAGCGCAGTCCTCTCGGCCTCGGTCGGGCAGCTTTCCCTGAACACAAATCCGGTCTTTGCCGACTGGACTAACTCAGGCGCATATCCGCCCGGATATGCAAGCTGGGGCGGCACTTGGGCGCGCGTCACGGGGGCTGCAGCTACGTCGCCGTACGCTCTGCAATCCTCTGTCACGAGCGGTAACCAGGCTGGCCCTTATCAGGCCGTCAGCATCGTCAGCGGCAATTGGTATGTGATGGGGTGCGAGTTCACCTTTGACAGCGGCTCGACGCTCAACGGCGCGGGTCTTACCGTCACTGGCACCTATAACCTCAATTTCTACACCGAGGCTGACTCCAGCGGTGCAGTGATCGGCGCGGGCACGAACGGCCGTACCTACGCCTTCTCCAAGCTTTTCCGGAGCGCTGGGACCGCCACCTACAATCTCCACGGCATGACGCAGTGGGACGGGTTTGCCGCCAACGACAAAACGCGCACACTTACCTGGCGCCGCCTCTACATTCGCCACGCAACCCAGATCGAGATCGAACTGGGTCTTGCCCGTGGCGCGAGCGCCACCTTGTCGGCCGAAATCGCGTCGAAGGCCGCGACCGCTGCCAGCGCGACCGCCGCGGTAGCGACCTCCGTCACGACGCTCTCGGCCGCCGTCTATGCGAACCCGAACCTATTCGCCAACGGCCAGTTCACCCAGCAGCCCCTGACGGGCGCTGTGTCGAACAGCATCGGGATTGGCGGTCCAGATACGAGTAGCTATCCCGACCTCGCGCCTTCCGTGCTCCTGAAGAGTTATGGGGCGAGCGCGACGGTCGGCGATTACAATTCGTTCCTGTGGCGGGTTCCGATCGGCGGCCGTACCGGCTACCTGACGCTCTCCGCGGGACACCTTCAGGTCGGCCAGTCGACGGGCGATTTGCTGCTCTACGCGCAGGGGATCACCGGCGGCACTATCACCGGCGGCGGGACGTCTACCCAGGCCGGGTACACCTCCATCAAGAACGGTGATAGCCGGTCGCAGCCGACCAAGCGGTTCTCGGCGACGGTCAACATCACGACGGCGTCCGATTTCGTCGAGTTCGGGCTGCTCTACACGACCGGCAATGCCTATGGCGGCACCGGTGGGTTTATCTTCAGCTGGGACTGGAAGCTGGAATGGGGCGCGGTCGCCACGGCTCGCTCGGCCGAGGCGCAGATCGTTTCTGCTCAGTCTGTGGCGGTCGACACCGCCGGCAAAATGGCGGCGCTCTACAGCGTCGATGTCAGCACCAGCGCGAGTAAGGCTGGCTTCGTCATCAGCTCCGGCGCGGTCAGCTACTTCGACGTCTATGCGGATCGCTTCCGGATCTGGGACGGCGCGCAGCGCAACTTGATCTTCCAGATCGTGGGCGGTCAGGTGCAAATCCAGGATGCCCTGATCCGCTCGCTGAGTGTCTACCCTTCAGCGGCGGCGACGATCGCGCACAAGCCGCAGTTGCGTCCGAACCTCTACAGCGGCGCGGATGGCGCGACGATCACGTTCCCCGGCTCCTATGGCACCGGCAACATCCCGTACATCAAGTGGGCGGGTGGTATCCCGCCTGTCGTTTCCGCCGGCGAAACCTACGATATCTCCGCGACGTCGCCGAGCCCGACCGGCTTCGTCGTCCGGGCCAAGAAGTTTACGCCCGGCACCCCGACGACCTATTCCACAACGTCGACGACCAACCCGGGCGGGACGCCGGCATGGCGCGCCCCCAAGCCCAATACGCTGGACGCTGATGGCGGCGCCTATGTCTACAAGTTCAGCGGCACGGCGCTGTGCGTGTCCTCGATTGAAGAGGTGCCGGGTTCGGGCAACTGGGAGACGAACTGGTCGGGCGACGTGCAGCTCTGGTATCGCGCCATTGGCGGCAGCTTCACGCTGGCGCGGACCGAAACGGTCGCCTTTTCCTCCACCGAGGCGTCGCAGAAGACGGCGGGCGTTCACACGAAGGCATTCTCGAACTGGGAAGCGCCCGTGAACCTGCCGGCGATCGGCGCCGACGACGGCAGCAAGCATTTCGGCATCCACGCCAGCACGGGCGCGACAATCACCGCTTTCGCGTCTGTCGCCTACACCGCGACGAGCACGTCGAGCGTTTCGGCGCTCCCAGGCTCATTCACGTTCGAAGTTTATGCCCCGAGTTAACCCGCGGCTGCGGCCGCAATTCTGAAGGAAGACCACAATGACCCTGCTGACCAAAGAACAAGTGGCCGCAGCCCGCAAGGCGAAAGCCGAAGGCGACAAGCTGATCGTCTCGGTGGCGCTCGATGCGCTGACGGGCGATGCGGCGAAGGCTCTGGTGGCGAAAATCACCGAGGTGCGCGACGCGATCATCGACGACCGCAGTCAGGTCTATGAGCAGCTCGGCCACGTGCTGACGGTGCTGGCGAATGTGCCCCTCTTCCTGCAGCAGGAAGCCGCCAGGCTCGACCCGCCGGCGCCGGTGATGGTGCCGGAGATCCTGCCGCCGGCCTGACCGATCGCACACAACTGAAGCCCTGCGACCCGCCCTGACCGGCGGGTTTCGCATTTCTGGGAGGGCGCCATGGACCCGATGACGATCGCCTTCCTCCTCGTCGCCTTTGGCGGCGCGCTGATCCTGCTGGCCCTCTTGTTCTGGAGACTGAAATGAACCGACAGGCATTCCACGATGCCGTGCGGCCGCTGTTCGGCGGGTCGCTGAAGCAAAGCCAGGTCGACGGGCTGCGCGTCATCCTGGACGAATGGGAATCGCGGCCGGCGAACGACGCGCGGTGGCTGGCCTACATGCTGGCGACGACGCAGCACGAAACGGCCAGCACGATGCAGCCGATCAAGGAATACGGCGGCGACGCCTATTTCCATGACCGGTACGATCCCAAGGGCAAGCGGCCCGACATCGCCAAGGAGCTGGGCAACACCCAGCCCGGCGACGGGGTGGCGTTCTGCGGGCGCGGGTACGTCCAGGTCACCGGCCGGCGCAACTATGCCCTCCTGGCGGCAAAGACGGGCGAGGACCTGATCGGCAATCCCTCGATCGCGCTGCGGCCTGCCATCGCCGTGCGGGCGTTGTTCGATGGGATGGCGGAGGGGTGGTTCACGGGCCGCAAGCTGGCCGATTACTTCGACAGCGACAGCGAGGACTGGCGCAACGCCCGGCGGATCATCAACGGGCTCGACAAGGCAGATGACATTGCCCGGCTGGGGCAGGCGTATCGCGCGGCGCTGCGCAAGGCGGGGGTGTAGCCATGATGGGCGCCGCCTATGAAATCGCCAAGATCCTGCTGCCCTTCGTGGGGGCGATCCTGATCGTGGTGGGGATCGCGCTGATGATTATCTTCGCGCCGGACGATGCCCGGCAGGCGCTGAACTCGGAGTATTCGAGCGCCGTGAAGGGCGTCGCCGCGATCCTGGGCCCGACCGGGGCGGCCGTGATCGGCGACCTCGCGCAATCGGGCGAGCGTCCGACCTTCACGCCTGGGACGCCGGCGCGGGTGCGGCGGGCCTATTACGTGTCGCGGATCGCCTCCTGTGTCCTGTTCGGCATCATCGGCGGGGCGACGGCGCAATGGGCCGCGATCCCGTCCCTCGTGGGCTGGGGCATCGCCGGGGTCGGCGGGTTCCTGGGCACCAAGATCGTCAACATCGTCTTCAACCGGGTGCTCGACAAATACGCGCCGCCGGTTTCGCCGCCGGGAGGCCAGCCATGATGCTGCGCTTGAAGGCGGCTGGCCCCGCCATGCTGCGCCTCGCCTGGGGAACGCTCGCCGTCGCCGTCATCTACGGCGCCGGGTTTGTCCATGGGGCCGGGCTGCGAAGCCTGCCCGAATGGGTCTGGAGGTTCCTATGACCGCGGCGCTTGCATTCCTGACGTCGCCGATCGGCCGCTGGGTCGCCGCAGGGCTGGCTGTGGTGGCGCTGGCGTTCGGCCTGTGGCGCTGGGATGCCTCGCGGATCGCCCGGCATGAGGCGGCCGCCACGCTCGCCTGCAACGCCTCACATGCGGCGGCGGGCGCCAGGGCGGAAGCTGAGGCCCGGGCCGCCATCCGGGCCAGCGAGGAGGCCGCCTATGCGAGGGGCGTGGCCGACGCGCAGGGCAGAGCGGCCGATACCGCCGCCCGCGAGACCGAAACCGAAACCGTGATCCGAGAGGTGGTGCGCAATGTCCCTGCGACATGTGTTTTCGATGCTGGCAGTGCTGACGCTCTCAACCGCCTGCGCATCTCGCCCTGAGCCCGTCGCCGCCGTTCCCGTCGACCTTGTGCGAGGACCCTGCCGTCCGCCGGCCGATCTCATGGTCAAGCCGGCCGTTCCTCTAATCCGCGCGGGCGAGCCCATGGCCGAACGCGCCGCTCGCGACGGGACGTGGATGACCACAACCGCGCGTGACTTCGCCGCCCTTCAACGCTGGATAGAGGCCTCTTGCTCATGACCCTCGCACTTCTCCTCTGCCTGCTGGCGTTCGCCCTGAACGTCGCGGATGCCTTGCTGACCGACGCCATTATCCGGCGCGGCGGGCGCGAGTCGAACCCGGTCATGGCGTTCCTGATGGCGCAGCCGCTTACCCGGCCCCTGCGGTGGGCGATCAAGCTGGCGGTGGTGGTCGGCTACTGCTGGCTGGCCTGGCCGCACGCCTGGGCGCTGGCGCTGTTCTGCGCGCCGTTTTTGTGGGTTTGCCACCATAACTGGCAGGTGCTTTCCCGGCAGATCGCGCGCGGGAAGTAGCCGTCCAAACTCTAAACCACTCGAAAGCCGCTTTAGAGTTCGCGCCTCACCCTCCGGGGTGGGGCGCTTTTTTCGTTTCAGGGCGCCTGATCCAGTTCGTCTGCCAGCTGCGCCACGATACGGCGCAGGGCAGGGGAAAGAGCCGGTTCCGCCATCTGGCGCAGGCCGTCGGCAATGCGCCGCAGCCGGGCGGATATCGCCTGTCCGGCGGGGTCGTCCTCCGCGCTGCAGGCCCCGACGATCTCCATCGTCAGATTGCGCAGCAACCACGTCAGGTCCTCATGGGTGAGCGTGACGGGCGTCGGGTCGGCCATGGGGCAGGCTAGGCACGATTCGCCTCGGCATCCACCTCCGCCGCCATCCGCGCATACCCTTCCGCGTCTCGCGCCTTGAAATCCTCCAGTGCGGCGCGCTCTCCAATCCGCATCGCCATCTCAAACCAGTTCGGCTTGCCCTTTTTCGGCGGCACCACATAGGGCGTAGGGGTCGGCCGGCGCTCGGCCAGATAGGTCGGTGGCACGACCCCGATCTGCACCGCCTCCCGGCCGCACCTGGCGCAGCGGATCTCGCCGGGCCGGATTTCCCGGTCCTCGACGCTCTCCAGATCAGCCGGGCGCCATTCGATCCTGTGGCTGCACCAGGTGCAGGTGACCTCGATCGAGTAGCCCTCGCGGGCGAGGGCGTGCAGCGTGTCGGGGTAATCGAGCATGGCGGGACCCTGCCACATCGTGCAGAGCGCACGTCAAGCCTGTCAGTTGGGAAACCGCGCGCAACCCTTTGATCCTGCTAGGGCCGCCGAGCGCCCGGTTGGAAATTTGATCTAGCGTTTTCAAAGGCCCTGCACGGCCTCTTAATCAGCGGGTCGAAGGTTCGAATCCTTCATCACCCACCAACCCCATTTGACGGCATGGCCAGGACACCCTCTTGCGAGAGGGTGTCCGCCGTTTTGGCGCCACGCGCGCGGGGCGTGCACA